AAGAGGTGACAGGATGCCCGCTAAATCTAAGAAACAACAACGATTTATGGCAGCAGTAGCAAACAACCCCGAGTTCGCTGAAGAAGTAGGGGTTCCTAAGAAAGTAGGAGAAAAGTTCATGAAAACCAAAAAATACCAGATGGGTGGAATGCCCCAAATGCGTCAAGCACCACAAGACGAGTCTACGATGAAAGGTCGTAAACGTCGTGCGCTCAGTATACCAGAGCCTGAGATGGCTCCGCCAAAACCACTACCCCCTAAGCCTAAGAAAAAGCGCCAAGGTCCACGTGGTGGCCCCGGAATGCCTCAAATGCCTATGATGAACAAAGGCGGCAAGGTTAAGAAAATGAAGTCTGGGGGCAAAGTTCGTGGTTGCGGTATGGCCCGTGGCGGCGCTGTTCGTCCATGTAAAATGGTGAAGATGAAGGGTTCCTAATGCGTAGATACTACCGCAACGATGGCTGCGGATGTTCTAGTTGTAGTAAGAAAAGCTACAAAAAGGGCGGGACAGTAAAAGATGCTTGCTACCGCAAGGTAAAGGCGTCGTACAAAGTGTTCCCGTCCGCTTACGCATCAGGTGCCATTGCTAAATGCAGAAAGAAAAAGGCAGGTAAGTAATGGCTGTTCGCAAGACTGCAAAAGGTGCTGCACTTAAACGCTGGTTCAAAGAGGACTGGAAAGACGTGCGTACTGGTAAGGCTTGTGGACGAAAAAAGGGGGAGAAACGCGGGACACCTTATTGTAGACCTACAAAGAAAGTGTCCAGCAAGACTCCCAAAACTAGCGGTGAGATGAGCGCTTCTGAGAAACGCAAAAAAATCACCGAAAAGAAACGGCTGGGGCAACCCGCTGGTAAGCCGCGTAGAGTATCTCCAGCCAAACGAAAGAGAGGGAAGAAATAATGCAAATCTTCCAGAATGGCAGGTTCTCTACAGGGGAGCCAGTGTATCAGATAGGTGTAAAAAACGCCGATGGTACTTACGACGTTAAAGTCTTTGACTTGATGACTAAGAGTCAGGCTGAGGCAAAACTTAAATCTATGGGCGTAAAGCCTGTGGTGGCAAAAAAAGCAAAAACGAAGCCAAGAGCTAAGAAAGTCCCAGACTATCAGGGTATGACTAAGAAAGAGCTTGAGGCTTTGATGCGCAAATATGGCATTGAGCTGGACCGCCGTAAAAGTAAAGACAGCCTCATGAAAGAGGTTGAATCGTTTTTCAAAGGTGATTGGGCAACATCATGACGACATCAGGCACAACCTCATTTGACATGGACTTCACGGAGATCGCTGAGGAAGCGTGGGAACGTGCGGGCCGTGAAATGCGGTCGGGCTATGATTTACGTACAGCACGTCGATCCATGAACCTGCTAACGATTGAATGGCAGAACCGTGGTATAAACCTTTGGACTATTGACGAAGGGTCTGTAAACTTAACAGCAGGCACGTCTGAGTATGATTTGCCAGCGGATACGATTGATTTGCTAGAACAAGTAATACGTACAGGGCAAGGTAATCAATCAACACAATCTGATCTTAGTATAACTCGTATTAGTGTAAGCACTTACGCTTCGATTCCGAACAAGTTATCACGTGGTAGACCTATTCAAGTGTGGATCGAGAGGCTTCGTGACAACCCTAAGATCAACGTTTGGCCCGTTCCTGACTCAGATAACTACGTTTTCCGTTATTGGCGTATGCGCCGCATACAGGACGCTGGCAGTGGTATTCAGACTGCGGATATGAACTTCAGGTTCTTACCATGCCTCGTTGCTGGTTTGGCCTATAACATAGCGCTTAAAGAACCTACGCTGGTGGAACGTGTGGGCTTGTTGAAGCAAGTCTACGAAGAGCAGTTTCAACTAGCCGCTGGCGAAGATCGGGAAAAGACACCTGCTCGGTTTGTCCCGCGTGTAGCGAGGATTTAACATGGGTACTAGGTTCGCATCAGCCCAGAAAGCCCTTGGGGTTTGCGACGTTTGTGGGTTTACCTACCGTCTACGTGAGTTGCGTAACCTTGTGCGGAAGCATAAAGACACGAACATAAAGGCGTGCCCTGAGTGTTGGAGTCCTGATAATCCGCAGTTAAATCTGGGGGAAACTCCGGTCCATGATCCGCAAGCGTTGCGCGATCCGAGGCCCGATTCTACACAGTACGCCCAAAGTCGCGCACAAATTATACCTGTACGCGGTGTAGTGGATAGTGGGGGTACTATAGGGACTGGATTTATAGGACAAGTTACGGTACAAATTACATAGGAGTGATAACTATGCCAAAAGTAGGAAACAAAACGTTCTCATACGACGCTAAAGGCAAAAAGGCTGCTAAACAATACGCAGCTAAGACGGGCCAGAGTATGAAGAGCGGATACAAAAAAGGTGGTAAGGTGAAAGTTCGTGGTACTGGCGCGGCAACAAAAGGGCTATACGCCCGTGGACCGATGGCTTAAACCATGAATTACACCGAGCTAAAAGCCAATATCGAGGACATCACTGAAAATACCTTCACTGATGCCCAGCTTGCTATGTTTACAGAACAGGCGGAGCAGAAGATATACAACACTGTTCAGATTCCCGCATTACGCAGGAATGTGACTGGTACGCTAAGCTCGGGCAATAAGTATCTTGGTGCACCGACAGACTTCCTCTACACGTACAGCCTCGCGGTTGTAGATGGTAGCGGGGAGTATCATTTTCTGTTGAACAAAGACGTTAACTTTATTAGGGAAGCATACCCCACGCCTACAGCGACAGGGTTGCCAAAACATTATGCGTACTTTGACGACGACTCAATCATCCTCGGACCTACCCCAGACAGTAACTACACAATGGAGTTACATTACGGATATTATCCTGAATCCATCGTTACTGCTAACACTACATGGCTTGGGGACGAGTTTGATTCTGCTCTACTTAACGGTGCGCTATTGGAAGCGTTAAGGTTTATGAAGGGCGAACCAGACATGGTTCAAGTATACGAGCGCATGTATGTCCAAGCGTTACAACTGCTGAAAACCCTTGGCGATGGCAAACTTCGTGAAGACACTTATCGTTCTGGGCAGTTCAGAATGGAAGTAGAATAGGAGGCTAGAAATGGCAATTACTCAAGCAATGTGCACGTCTTTCAAAAAGGCCCTTCTCGATGGCGAGATGGACTTTAGCGGTGACACGTCACAAACATTTAAGATCGCACTGTTTACCTCATCCGCAACACTGGGTGCAGCGACAACAGCGTATAGTACAACAAATGAAGTATCCGGTACGGGTTATACAGCGGGTGGTAACACGTTAACCGTTGTCGCTCCAACGACATCTGGTACTACCGCGTTCCTAGACTTTGCAGATACTACGTGGTCTACAGCGACGATTACGGCGCGTGGAGCGTTGATATACAAGTCGGGCGGCGGTGATCCAGCCGTAGCAGTTCTTGATTTTGGTGCCGATAAGACATCTACAGCAGGTGACTTTACCATCCAATTCCCAACTGCGGACGCGTCGAATGCAATTATCCGAATAGCGTGATAGTTCATGGCTGATGTACTTGTAACCTATAAAGGCTGGTCCGCTGGTGGGTGGGGCAGTACCGCGTGGGGTACGGATGTACAGATGCCGTCAGCTACGGGTGCAGTTGGTACTGTATCTGTTAGCGGCGCTGCCACTGTTCAACCCGCTGGGTTAGAAGCTACAACGGCGGTTGGGACTGTAAGTGTTGTTGCGGAAGCTAATATCTTCCCAACAGGTGTTGCGGCTACGGGGGCAATAGGTACTGTAGCTGTTGTTGCGGATGCTAATGTTGCCGTAACAGGTGTTGCAGGTACGACTGCGTTGGGTAGTGTTACTGTCACTGCGGACGCAAACGTACAGCCATCAGGGTTAGAAGCCACTAGCGCATTAGGCACAGTGGCAGTTGTCGCCGACGCAAACGTCGCGGTAACAGGAAACGCGGCTACGGGTGCAGTTGGTACTGTATCTGTTACAGCCGATGCAAATGTTCAACCGTCAGGGCTATCCGCTACTGGTGGTGTAGGCACGGTAAGTATCGTTGCCGACGCAAATATCTACCCAACTGGGGTAAGCGCCACAGGTGCCGTTGGCACTGTTACTACTACAGCAGACGCAAACGTCTCAACATCAGGAGTTGCGGCTACGGGTGCTATAGGCACTGTGTCGGTAGCCTTTGGGATTGTAGAGAAAGTAACAGGGGTCTACGGACAATCAGAATTAGGAAACGTAGTTGTTGCTGCCAATGCAGGTGTAGCAGTAACAGGCGTAAATGCAACGGGCGCGGTAGGTACAGTGTTCATTTGGGGGGATGTTGATGACAATCAAAACCCAGATTGGCAAAATATTACTGGCGCACAGACACCAACTTGGGGTAATGTTTCAACAGGACAGACTCCGAATTGGCAAGATATAGCCGCGTGAGGATTAAAACATGACAACACAGTACACTTCGACACTTAAACTAGCCCTTCCTGTCCAAGGGGAACTTAGCGGTACGTGGGGTGATGTAGTAAACGATAACATCACGTCCATGATCGAAGAGGCCATCGTTGGGCGTGCAGTCATTAACACATGGTCTTCTAACTCGCATACGCTGACTACCGCAGACGGGACTACCTCCGAGTCGCGTTGCGCGATGTTAGAGTTCACGGACACAGGCACGAATTTGACTGGGGCAGCGACTGTCATATGCCCCACAGCGGCTAAAATTTACATCGCTAAGAATGCTTCAGGGCAAACTGCCACACTTAAAACGTCTGGTGGCACGGGTATTGCTATACCGAACGGTAAGACAATGCTTCTTTTCTGCGACGGCACAAATGTCGTGGAAGGCGCTACAAACATTGAATCGCTATCAGTTGGTGGGTACACAGTCTCTCTTGCAGGGAACTTAACAACCGCAGCGGCGTTTACAACGGCTGGCGCGAATGCACTCACCCTAACAACTACAGGTGCAACTAACGTAACACTTCCTACGACGGGCACGTTGGCTACGCTAG